CTTTAGTTACTCCATTCGCTAACGCTTAATTAGGAGCTTAATATGGCTGATGCAGTTACAACAACAACCATACAAGATGGTGATAGGATAGCTGTTATACAGCTAACTAATACGTCTGATGGTACTGGTGAAAGTGCAGTCACAAAAATAGATGTTAGTGGTTTAGCTGCTAACAGCTCAAATAAACAAGCCTGCACAGGCGTTAAGCTTGGCAGAATTGTTTATTCTACTTTTGGAATGAGTGTAAAACTTTTGTGGGATGCAACCACTAACACTATTTGTTGGGACCTTAATGCAGACTATACAACAGATGAAGATTTTACAGTCTTTGGTGGTATACAAAATACTGCTGGAAGTGGTAAAACAGGTGATATAGCACTTACTACTACTGGTCATTCAAGTGGAGATTCTTACGTTATAGTTTTAACTTTAATTAAAGAATACGACTAAAATAAATTGGCAACCCCAAGAAAAGGCAAGGCAAAAGTAAAAATAACCGCCTCTGGTAAAAGAGTTAGCTACGGCCAAGCTGGTAGCGCTACAGGCGGTGGTCCAAGAGTTAAGCCAGGTACATCTAAGGGTGACTCTTATTGCGCAAGAAGTCTTGGTATAAAGAAAAGACTATCTAAGAAAAAACAAAACGACCCTAACACTCCAAACAATCTATCAAGAAAAAGATGGAAATGTGCTGGAGCAAAATCTAAGAGAAAGTAATGGCTGGAAAAAAAGATGCTTGTTATAGCAAAGTAAAATCTAGATATAAGGTTTGGCCTTCAGCATATGCTAGTGGAGCTTTAGTTAAGTGTCGTAAAGTAGGTGCAGCTAACTGGGGCAACAAAAGCAAAGTTAAAAAAGCACCTGGCGGTCCTGTTAAAGGCCAAGGGTGCATTATGAGCAACAGAAAAAGATAATGTCTAGCGACTCTTTAAACAAATGGTTTTCACGTAATAACGGTACAGGCTGGGTAGATTGTAATACGGGTAAACCTTGTGGTCGAAAAAAGGGCGAAAAAAGAAAAAAATACCCTGCTTGCAGACCAACCAAAGCAGAATGTAATGATGCTAAAAATAAAAAAAAAGGATCAGCTAGAATTAGTTGGCAAAAAAAGTCTACAGGAGGACCTATGAGTAAATTTGGAATGGATGATGGAGTGCAAACTTCTTATGAGAAAAAAAGAGGCCAAGCAATTGAAAATTCTATGAAAAAACAAAATCGTGTTAAGCTTGGAACTGGTGGCTTTGTAGCTAAAGGTTGTGGAGCTGTTATGAACAATAAAAGAAAAGTAACTACAATAAGTTAAAGGTAAAAATAATGAAAAATACAAAATACAGCAGCATTATGAAAAAATCTAAAGGCGGAAGCATGATGAAAAAGTCTAAGGGTGGCAGCATGATGAAAAAATCTATGGGTGGATCTGTAGTCGCAGGAAATGCAAACAGAAGAAGAGCTGATCAAAGTTAATTAGTGCCGCATTTGATAAGTAATATCCCGCATTTTAAATGCTGGGTAAGGAGAGAATTTACTCATAATCACGAAAAGTACCAAGATGAGTACATACATGCGCTTGCAATAGCCGTAAACACCATTCCAGATAGATCTCTAAGCTTCCAGGTTGTATTTACTGGAGAAGAGGCTAATTGTGATGACTGGGACGAAGGAAACATCCACGGGGGCGCTATGTGGGCCAGAATGCCCATACAAGGACTTGTTGCAGATATTCCTATGGAAGACTTCCCAAAACCTATGGAAAATCATTTGGTGCAGCCTTGGGACTGCGAATCAAGAGATCATTCTCTTGTAATAATGGACAGAGTTAGCTCTTCTCCTTGGATTGCAAAGATAGGATCTGAATTTTATAAAGCAAAATATTTGTTTACGGTTGATTACACCAATAATGAAATTGCAGATGACCCTGCACAACACAAACAATCTCATGTATTATATATAACTGAGGATTGTGAATGGAAAGGTAACTTGATTGCTTTGCCAAATAACAGAGTAAGGGCAACAAGTCCTGCGTTGTGGGTTACGGGCGAAGGACCTCCAGATTTTAAGCCGTCACAATGGGCGCATTCTGCTGAGGGTCATGAAAGTTATTTAGATCCATCAATCACATTTAATAATTTATATGAAAAATAGATGACAACATCAAGCAGTACAGATTTTGAACCAAACGTAACAGAGTTTATTGAAGAAGCTTACGAACGTTGTGGCCTTGAATTAAGGACAGGATATGATTTAAAAACTGCAATAAGAAGCGTTAATTTAATGCTTGCAGAATGGGCTAACAGAGGCCTAAATCAATGGACAATTCAACAAGATACTCAAACGGTTACTCAAGGAACAGCTAACTACACCTTAAATTCAAACGTAATAGATATTTTAGATTTGGTAGTTAGGAGAACGGTTAATAATGTTCAAACAGACATTTCTATCAGTAGGGTTGGTAGATCTGCATATTTAAATATACCAAACAAAGAAACTCAAGCTAGACCGTCTCAATACTTTTTAGATAAGACAATTGCTCCTGTTTTAAAAGTATGGCCAACTCCAGAAAACTCTACCGATATTTTAGTATTTAACAAAATTATTAGAATGGATGATGCAGATGCTGCAACGAATACTATGGACATGCCTTTTAGGTTTTATCCTTGTTTTGTAGCAGGATTATCTTATTATTTGTCTTTAAAAAAAGCACCACAATTAACACCTCAATTAAAAGCTTTGTATGAAGAGGAATTTAGAAGAGCTGCCGATCAAGATGAAGACAGGGCCTCTTTTAGAATACGACCAAGTATTAGGATGAATTAAAATGGCTTACGCACTTGGCAAATTTGCAATAGCACTATGTGATAGATGTTCTTTTGAATATAAACTTAGTGAATTAAAAGAAGAGTGGACAGGTTTTAAGGTTTGTTCTGAATGTTATGAGCCAAAACATCCTCAATTGGAGCCAAAACCACATGTTTCAGATCCTGAAGCTTTATATAAACCAAGACCAAATAATGATCAGGAGGCTGGAGAAGGCTTTGTGGTAGTTACCAGTTCTAGTATTTATCAAGATGATTTTATGAATCCTTCAACGCTACCAACAAACTTTGTAATTTCTAAAATGACATCATCATTAGGAAGCGTTACAATTACCACATCATGACATTAGCTGAATTAAAAACTCTAATACAAAACTATGTACAAAATAGTGAGACTACTTTTGTTGCAACTTTAGATGATTTTATAATAAATACTGAAGAAAGAATTTTTGAGTTAATACAATTAGATTTTTTTAGAAAAAATGTGACTGGTAATTTAACAACTGGAAATACATATCTTATAGCTCCATCAGATTTTCAATTAAGTTTTTCTTTAGCTGTAATAGATGCTAATGGTGATTATCATTATTTAAATAAAAAACATCCTAGTTTTATGCGAGAATATTCTCCAGATCCAACGGCTACCTCAGAAAGAGGCAGGCCTTTGTATTACGCAGACTTTGATAAAGAACTTTCTACTGGCCCTAGTAATGGATCGACTTTAATAGTGTCTCCCGTTCCAGACGCAAATTACAACGTTGAATTACATTATCTATATGATCCTAGTAGTTTAACAAGTCAAACATCTGGTACGTGGATTTCGCAAAATGCAAGAAATGCTTTGTTATATGGATGTTTAGTTGAGGCTTACACTTTTATGAAGGGTGATGCTGATATGATGAATCTTTATGAAAAAAGATTTAATTTAGATATTTTAAGATTAAAAAACCAAGCAGAGGCTAGAGGAAGAAGAGACGAATATCGTTACGATTCTTTACGAACTTCTGTTTCGTAAAAAAAGGAGAGAAAATGAAGAAAATAAAAGCCCTTAAAGGCAAAACTGTAGCTATTGTGGGTATGGGAAAAAGTTGGTTTGATTACAACTTAGCAAAATCTCATGGATCACACTTTGATGAGGTGTGGGCTATCAACGCAGTTGCATCTGTTATTTATCACGATAGAGTATTTATGATGGATCCAGCGTCCAGGTTTTTAGATACTGATGATGCAGGCGGTCAAACGAACAGCATGTCAAAACTTTTAACTGAGCATCAAGGGCCTATTTACACATGTGAATTAGATGATCGTTGTCCTGGCCTTGTTGATTACCCAATCGATGAAGTGCTAGGCGCATGTGGATCTCACTACCTAAACAATACCGTTGCTTACGCAGTAGCTTTTGCTTTGTGGAACAAGGTTGGAAAAATTAAAATGTTTGGAATTGATTTTAGCTACCAAGGCAATTTGCATTTTGCTGAAGCAGGCAGAGCTTCTGTAGAGTTTTGGTTGAGCAAAGCTATGTTTAATGGCATTCAGGTTGAAGTTGCTGCAACAAGTTATTTGCTTGATACAGCTGTTCCTGCTCATGAAAAACTTTATGGCTACCATCGTTTAGATGATCCGTTGGTTGTTATACCAAACGAAAAAGGAATTTTAACAACAAAGAAAAAAAGCCAAGTGCAACAATTTAAACAAGAACAAGAACCTGTTTTAATTGACAAGCATGACAGCCACCTTAAAAAAAATAAAGTAGGGGAGCCTAACAAATGGTAATGAGCTACAAGGCTGGACCCGAGCTAGGAATTATAGAAGTACATACAACAAAAGAAGGCGGACACCCAGTTGATTTTTGGGCAAAGAGATGTGTTGAAAGAATTGTTGCTGTAAGTGATCAAGCGCCAGAAGAATTGGAGAAACAAGTAAATGACTTCAAAGACAATATTGAGAAAGTTATTGAACAATATATGCAAAATGCTATAAAATCTGATAGGATTACAATTAATAATCAATTAGATAAAGCAGGTTTGACAGAAGCCTCTGATTTAATTAGGAAACTATAATTATGGCAATTACATCAACACTTACAACTAGCTTTAAAACTGAGCTTTTAAAAGGCAATCATAACTTTACAGCAGGTACTGCTGGCGATACTTACAAACTTGCGTTGTACACATCATCAGCTACTTTAGGAGCTACCACCACTTCGTTTACTA